TCGCGTGTAACCAACGTTGGTTCCACGCGACGTTGCGGAGACACCACGTTGCACCTGCCTGACGTTGTTCCGACACCACGTTGCGCGGCCTCCACGTCGGCTTCTGATACGTTGTTCCGGCACCATACCCCCCCTCCCCCCCTCTATACCACTCCTATATGGAGGGGTCATGCGGTCCCCCGTCATCGTCACTGACCGCTCGGTCAGTCCAGATTCCTCAGGTACGACGTCTCCGCTGAGAGATATGGAGGGGTAGAGGGGTATAGAGCGCCGACCCGGAGAGCCTGAGGAGGGGGATATGGAGGGGGGTCCCCGGAACCCAGAGGGGGTCGCACCACTTTGGTGCATAAGTAGACTCAATGGTCGTGTTACGACTTGTCGTCTGCGATCTGTACCCTAGAGTGGTCCCATGCACTTACTCGTCTCCCTCCGACCGAAGTGTCCGTCTTGTGAACCGCCCGTCTGCGACCCGGACCCGAGGGTCTTCGTCTATATTGATCGGTCGTCTAGCAAGATTCGTGCCACCCTTCCCGTGCACCGAGATAGTGCATGTCTCCTTGGTATCTGGAAGCCTCTTGAGTGACATGTCCGGTATATCAATAGCCCAAACTTCTTGTGTTTAACTTCGGCCCTCCGAGATCCCTTCCTTGACATGGCACGTTTCTTGCCAGACGGTAGTACCCCCGAGACCATCCCGTTTAGCCGACGAGCGGTATCTCTTAGCCGACGAGCGGTATCTCTTAGCCGACGAGCGGTAATTACAGGGGGATTGACAGGGTGATACAATAGAACCCAGAGACGAAAGAGGCCCCCCGGCGATAATGCCATAACATAGTAAATAGGACGATATCATGACCAAGACAGCTAAGACTCCACGCGCACCACGCGCCTCCAAGACAGCCGCTCCAGAGGCAGTGATCGTGAAGATGCCATCTGCTGAGCAGATCGAGCGGGAGGCAGCAGAAGCCCAAGCCGAGGAAGCCGCGAATCTGGCAGCAGAGGCAGCAGCGATGGCGGAAGAGGCAGCGAATCCGACCAAGCAGAAATATTTCGGACCCATGTTAGCATTACGGGAAGCAGCGAAGCGCGGAGCCTACAAGAAAGCGATCAATGGCCAGCCATCCTGTGGCGACACATTAGCCATCCTGCTGGGAACCATCACCCCGGCTCTCGTGATTCGGGCATGCATCATCGCACTGAACCTCCCCGGCAATCCCTACCTACACCTGAACATCGGCCAGCAGAGCATGAATCTCCGGAACAAACTGCGCGGAGCCTTGATGCGTGGAGAATTCGGATTCGGCGTGGTGCGTGAGGCAGTGGAAGACGTCCAGACCACGATCACGACAGCACATCCCGAAATCGAAGTGATGCCAGCCTAATGCCTCAGTGATCGCCCCGTGACAGGGGGCTGATCGCGGGAGCATTTCGCAAGCCTGACATAGTGAATAGGAGAACAGACATGGTAGTAAAGACACAACACCCCAAGAGTGTGGCGGCAGAGCGCCGCACGAAGCTGGCGAAGGTGGTCTACGATTGGAATCACGCTATTAACAGCGGGGCGACAGACGGAGACATGGCCGAACTAGACATAGCGCTTGAAGCAGTGCTAATCGAGACAGGCACCATCCGCCCGGAAGACGCAATTATCGAAATCAGGACAGACCACGTCACCGGAATTATCGTCCTGCTGGAGCACACAGCGATTGGCGTCGATAAGGATGGCAACACTACAGAGGGAGGATACTGAAATGGCGAAACTAATCACACTCGATTCATCGGTCACATACGCTACAGAGGCGAATGCAATCAAGGCGGTAGAAAAGAAATTCGGCTATGAGGGCGCGAATCACCTGCGCTACTTCATCGCTCGGAATGCGGAAGGCCGATTCTTCCCCGTTTTCATCGGTACGGATGCTCTACAACATATGGTCCATTTTCACTTTTCGGTGGTTGCATGAAGTCCGACCCGTTCACGACCATAAAAACGCCAACAGAAGTCTTCCCCGGCCAATATCGGTGGGACCTGCTGGAGTACGAAGATCAAGGAATGTCTGAAAAAGAAGCGCGGATACAAGCCCTCACAGACCGCAATCGCCTGATGAAAATCGTACGGAAGTCCCGTCCGGACCTCGATTGCCGGGGCTGTACCCTCACCGGGCAACTACGCCAATACCGATCGTTCGGATGTCCGGACGGACGAGTGCGCAATGTCTACTACCTTAACGTCTTCATGAAAGGACAAGATTTATGAACCCCAAAAAGCCCCGAGGCGTCGACATCGACGCAGTGAACCTAATCATCCGCCCTATATGGGAGGATGGAACCCCGAAGTCGATGTACAATGATTTCAACTGGAAGGCTCCACGGGCCGGAGTGAACCAATTTAGGAACATGCGACCACCACAAGCCGGACCGAACAATACGAATTTCAACATCCAGTTTTCAGCTAACATTCCGGGCGCTATATTAGCGTACGCACCGACACCACAAGATGAATAGTGTGTGAATGTGTCCCGAGAGGGAGGTTGACAACCCCCCTCCCCTATGCTACAATAGAGATTCTAAGTTACTCAACCGCCCTACGGGGCATTTTTAAAGGAGCCTACCATGGCAAAAGCACCAAAGACCACGAAGAAGACTACCGACGAAACCCAAGCCGAAAACACCGCGAAATTCCTCGCCGGCACACAGACAGCAGACGCAAAGAACGCAGACGGTTCCACAGGCACCGACATCGCAGGTGCCGCAAAGAAAGAAGCCGCAGAAGCCGCCGCGAAAGCAAAAGCCGAAGCCAAAGCTGCTGCAAAGCTGGCCAAGGATGCCGCGAACTCCGAAAAAGTCGCTGCCCGTAAACAAGCTGCCGAAGCCAAAGCTGCTGAGCGGGCTGAGCGTATTGCTGTACTACAAGCTGATGGTAAGAAGTATGTTGGCTCCATGTTGGTATTGGCCGACCGTGTGAAGTCAGGTGCATACGTCAAGGGCACCACAGGCCAATTGCGCAGCAATGATGAATTGGCGATCGCTCTGGATGGCGTTGGTCCCAACGGCGTGATTCAACTGGCCAAGTTCGTGTTGGGTATGGAAGAGAACCCCTATACCAAGCTGAACATCGGCCAGCAATCGATGAACTTCCGCAATCGCATGCGTGGCGCTCTCAAGAAAGGCACACTAACCATGGATTCAGTCAAGGAAGCCATTGCTACGCTGGACATCGATGGTACGGAAGTTATCCGCGCCAAGGCACAAGCCAAGGCAGATGCCAAAGCCGCCCGCGAAGAAGCAGCCGCTGTGAAGAAGGCAGCGAAAGCCACCAAGCCCGAAGCTGAAACAGCTGAAACAGCTGAAGCCTGATGGAAGGGGGGCTGGACACGGCCCCCGACCTCTGATAGAATCGGATTTCCGGACACGGCTACCGTCCGGTATTAAACGTAGCGGTGGTCTTGCTGGCTCCCACCTTAAAAAGAACCAGCACCCCAATAGCCCTTATAGGATTCAAGATGATTAACTGGATGACCAGACTACGCGTAGCGATAGCTGTCGCGATAGCTCCTCCGGGTACCACCGTGGTACCACCGCTGCGCTCGACGCCCCTACCCCGACCTGATATGGCTCCGGCCCCCGAGAGCGCCCCCCGGAAAACCATGAAGATCGAGATTCCCGGCAAGACGAGGGCTAATCCCCAGACGCACCTTTATATCCATGGGTGTAAGGACCCGCTGATGTGGTATTCAGACCTTGTTGGTCAGTTCGTCCCCCATCTTGGTACATGGCCGAATGATGGTTACACATCAATCGACACGGGCGGTTTCGTCAACGTCGTCAAGTTCACCGACGCGACGGTCATGCCGAAGACTCCATCGTGATCTGGCTGTTCTGGTTTTGCTGTACCATTTACCTTTTATTGGAGTCAACATGGATCATTCGATTCGCCGCCGCATTGCAAACGATGATCTCACGAGTGATGAAGCGGATGCCTTGGATTGGAATCGCGCTGAAGATCGCTCAGACGAAGATCGAGATAACCAAGCTTTGGAGGAAATGAATAATGAGTAATATAATCCGATTTCCCGCCCGTCCCGGAATGATCGCCCATTCCACCGACAAATTTATTGTTGTCCCCCACGAGGGCCGGTTCGTGGTCGCGAAACGCGCAGCGGGTAGTTTGTCTGAATACCACGTTGTTGATGATTGTAGGACAAAGGCATTCGCTGACGCGCGAGCAGAGGCATTGAACGAAGGCAAGGTGGTGATATGACCTCCACCCACTACATCATCCCCGCCTCTGATGTTGCCAAGTTGCGGGACGCCTATAAGCAAGTGTTGCTGCGCATGGATTTTCCATCAGCCGAGATTGATACAGCCCTCTCCATCCTCGACAACGCGCAGGGTGTTGGTGTTGTCGCCAACGTAAGCCAATTGCAAAACGCGCGAATGTTTACTCTGACAGAGGGTGCAGGATATGACCGCTTTGCACCACTCTACGCAATACAAGGAGATTCAAATGAAGGTTGAAGAATTGATAGAACGGTTACGCAACCAAGTCGATTGGCTAGACGGAACTCTAGCCGTTGTAAACCTAATGGGTAACTCGGCAGATGCACTCGCAGCACAGGCAGACCGTGTGAAGGAACTGGAGTCGGAGGTTAAAGCTGCTAAACAAGCCGAGTCAGAAGTTAGATTGATTTACGAGCAAAGTGAGTCTGCCGAAACTGCTATTCTGCGATCCCAACTCACCAAGGCACAGCCAGCACAGCCAGCACAGCCAGCACAGCCAGCACAGCCAGCACAGCAACCGTACGATACATGCCAGTTTTCAAATCTGATGAATCAGGCGAATGGGTACACGCAGCAACCGGAAGGGCGGGGGGCGGAAGGTCAGCCTTACGGAATCATTGACCCCGACTACGCCCGTGTTTATACGCAAGCACGAATTGTCGCTTGGCAGTACGGCTACGCATGCGTGATGCACGGCAGCTTTACCCGTGATCTGGACTTGCTGTTGGTGCCGTGGACTGAGCAAGCGCGTGACAACCATGACCAACTGCTGCGGCTGATTGCGCAGGGTAGCGGGCTGCTGTTCAAAGACGGCGTGAAGCAACTGCACAAAGCCGTTGTCGATTGGTCTGAGAAGCCCCATGGCCGGAAGTCATGCAGCCTGTACTTTACGACATTCGGCGACCGTCGCTGGATTGACGTGTCAGTTGTTCCGTATGCAACACCCCGGCAACCAGTAAATGTCGCGCTGCTGCATGCATGCAAGAAAGCTCAGATTGCAATAACTGACTGGCTATGTCAATACGCATCCGAACTGTGTGATTCAGACGATGTAGCGGACTCATGTACACGAATAGCCAATGCTGGTGGTACCATTGCCTACATTGCAGACATTTGCGAAAAGAATAGTCTCACCATCGCCACCGCCACCGCAGAGCAGGCAGAAGGAGGGGCCAAAAAGTGAATAATCAAGTCAAAGTAGGTTACCTGCCGAAAACAAAAAGATTACAGATGGTCGCCCCGTTCTTTCTGGCGGATGCCATGCGCAATTTCCCAGCCCGCCGATTTGAACCAAAGTCCAAGACTTGGCAGATGCCGTTAACTCGTGGCAACATCCAACACCTGAATCAATCCAAACACATTATCGAATATGTTCTTTCACCAGAAGCATCCGAAGCTATCAGGAATTATGAGGCGCTCACGAGCGGGCCTATATATCAGCCCTTCCCGTACCATCTATATGACTTCAAAAAGTCCGCAACGCCCTACGACCCTATGGACCATCAACGCCGCATGCTCGACAAAGTTTGGAACCTTCCTGCTGCCGCATGGTTCGCGAAGATGGGGACAGGCAAAACATTTGCTGCGATCCATTTGGCTTGCGCTCGGTACCTTGGCGGGCAGATCGATTCAGTTGTCATTGTTTGCCCCTCTACCCTTCGAGCTACGTGGCGGAAAGAGTTGCTCAAGTACGCCACCGTTGAATATGAGTTCAAATCTCATGAAACCAAAGCCGGGTGGTTGCAGGACTTCTATAACGACCGGAAATCCGGGAAGCTTCAAGTCCTCGCGGTATCAGTGGAAGGTCTTGGTGTCTCAGAATCCTTATTCGATAGTGTTTGTGGTTTCTTCCCCCATCGCAATGTCATGGTCATCTGCGATGAATCCTCACGCATTAAGAACCCCACGGCTCTCCGAACGAAGCGCACGATTGAATTTCGCGATGCTTCCGCGTATCGAATCATACTCAACGGAACACCCATTGCGATCGGTCTTCAAGACCTATTCGCACAATATGAATTTCTAGACCCCAACATCATCGGTGCCGGAGATTGGTGGTCGTTCAAGACGCGCTATATAGAAATGGGCGGTTACGAGGGCAAGCAGATTATCGGGTTCAAGAATGTCGAAGAATTGATGACCCTGATTGAGCCATATACAGTCGAAGTAGGTAAGGGCGTCCTTAATCTGCCGCCTAAAATGATAAAACAGCGTTATGTCACGGCGACCCCTGAGCAGAAAGCGCTTTTGAAGATGATCAAGAAGGGAATGAGTGATGACCCGAACGCCCCGCTTATCAAGGTAGATAACGTACTTGAGCGTGTCCTTAGGTGGCGTCAGATCGTGGGTGGATGGTTGCCCCGGCAGGACCCCCTGACTGAAAAAGTAACGTTGGAACCGCTGAAGTCGAATCCCAAGATGGATTCATTTTTTGACCTGATTGCTGACCACTTCGATGGCAGTAAATTCATTGTATGGAGCACGTTTGTTCATGAACTCGAATATATCGCAACAAAGCTGTCCGAAAAGTATGGCCCTGATAGTGTGGCGTTGTACTATGGAGCAACTGACAAAGAAGAACGCTCAAGAATTGAAGATCGATATTGCAACGACCCATCCCTTCGATTCTTCGTGGGCAATCCAGCTACGGCAGGTCTTGGACTTACTCTTATATCCGGAATGGACGACACCATGGTCTACTATTCCGGGACTAATGCATATATTGATCGTGCGCAAAGTGAAGACCGTGCCCACCGAATCGGCCAACATCGGACCGTTACAATAGTCGACATGGTGATGGAAAAGACCATCGATGAAGCGATAATCGCAGCCATCGCTGAAAAGATGGGAATAGAGGAATATATCATGACCCGTCTAAAAGCAGGGAAGGATATCTCCCTTGTAGGTGAATAGATACTAGACACGATCGCCCCGGCGTGGTATACTCGGGGTACACGATAGATGATAGGATTTAAAGATGATTAAGCCGATAGTATGGGTAGTTAAAGAGCAAGTCTCTCAAGGCAACGCCATGGACTACTCTCCCGCAATAATATATGGAGATATCCGATTCATCACCCGCAGCGATATGCCGCTGCATCCCAATTCGTCCGTTCAGTCCGTTTGGTCTGGGAACGTAGCCCGTTTCGTCGAGGAATACGACGAGAGCCGTGACTTTATCATCACAACTGGCCAGCCAACAGCGATCTTCGCAACTGGTCATGCGTTGGGATTGGCACGGAAAGTTCCCCGGTATCTTGTGTGGCGTCGTGAAGATAATCGCTACCGTGTACTGGACATCGCAACCGCTAACGTTTAATAGGAATATAGTATGCCTGATCTGAGTGATCTTAAGGGACTAGTGTCCCAGATGAAAGAAACCCAAGAGCGCAAAGAAGCGATCGAGGAAACCCTGAAAGGTATCAATCAGGAACTCGACGATCTGCGCCTCAAGCGTATTCCCGAGTTGATGGATGCTCTCGAAGTCAAGAATGCGACATTCGAGGGTTTGGGCCGGATACAATTAGCGTCGGACTTGTACTGTTCAACCAAAGCCGGGCAAAAAGATGCGGCTATGCAATGGCTGCGCGATTGTGGGTACGATGAAATGATCAGTGAGTCCTATAACGCTTCGTCCATGAAAGCCCTCGTCCGCCGCATGATCGTTGATGGCGTCGAGGCTCCCGAATTCCTGTCAGTGACCCCGTTTATCCGCGCCAGCATCGTTAAAGTCTAAATTTATGAGGAGCAGTGTAACCAGCGGATTCGATGAAGAGTACCGATTCGAGTTGTCGCAGTAATGCTCCTCACCCATTTTCTCCCCGGTCCCTACCTGTACGGTGCACAGCGGGACCTTTTTCAACCAGCACCAGAGGAAATCTCAAATGGCTACCAGTAAGAAGACAGAAGTCGCAGTCGCACAATCATCCGATTTGGCCTTTGCGCAATCAGTAGTCCCAAGCTATATCAAGCAGGACACAGCCCGTGGCTCTGAGGAAGTTAAATCTTCCGATATGGTCCTCCCCCGTCTGGAAATTGTTCAGGCACTCAGCCCCATCAAGGAACTCGACCCCGATGCCCGCGACGGACAGCTATTTAACAGCGTGACTCAAGAGGTCATTGGCGACGTTGCCTACTTTGTCCCGGTATATTTCCAGTTGGAATACCTCGTGTGGCAAGATCAGGACAGCGGTGGTGGTTTCCACGGTTCGTTCCCCACTCTGGAACAGGCCAATGAGAAGCGCGACCTCGTGATTGGTAATGACCCGCAATTGGCTGGCACTACCTCCAAAGGTGGCAACATCGTGGAAGTGGTGGACACCCCCGTCCATTATGGTCTGCGTATCACCCCCGATGGCGTTTGCGAACAGATCGTGATTTCTATGGCCAAGACCAAGAGCAAGGTCAGCCGCAAATGGAATGCCATGATTCAGATCGCTGGCGGTGATCGCTTCGCCCGTGTTTATAAGTTGTCCTCGTTTACCGACGAGAACAAGAAAGGCCAGAAGTTTAAGAACTTCGTGGTCCAACCCGCAGGATTCCCACCGGAAAAGGTCTACAAAGAAGCCGAGCGCCTCTATGAGTCCTTCCGTGCCGGTATGGTCGTAGCTGACCACGCAAGTGCGGCCCCTGCCGCCGACGCTGGCGGCTCTGATCGCGGCGAAATTTAAACCAGTTGTCTCCCTGCCCCGGTGCGCTTCTTTGCAGTTGCCAGCCGGGGATTTTATGGCCGGGGGTTATCCCCCCGGTCTTTTTTAATAGTTTTAATAGTACAATGACATTCCCAAATATACCCGCTGGTGAAACAATAGGACTGGATTATGAAACGACAGGTCTTCAGTATTGGTCACCAGATTTTGGTGTATTTGGTATTGCTGTTGCTCACGGGAATAGCAGTTGGTATTGGGATGTTCGTGAGACTCCTCGTGTTGCTGATTGGCTCCGGGATACTCTACGTAACCGCTCGGTCGTGGCGCAGAACGCTCAATTTGACTACCAGTGCACGAGACACTTCAAAATAGACCCACGCTCCGTCCAATGGTATTGTACCATGGTTGCCGAGTGCCTCATTGACGAACACCACCTGACCTATGACTTGGCCTCTATTGCGGGTTATCGGGGGGTCGTGTCCCAGAAGCTAGAGCATCTGGAGGCTATCCGGGCGGCGATGGGGTGGAGCAGTACCACCGAGGTACTCCGGAGACTAGGAGAGGTCCCTGCAGCTATAGTGGCCCCGTACGGTGCCTCTGACGCTTCTGATGCCCTTGCTATTTATCGCACCCAAGCTATCCAGATCACCGAACAAAAGTTGGAACGGGTGCTTGACCTTGAAATGCGTCTGCTCCCTGTCTTGGCCGATATGTCTTGGGGCGGAGTCCGGGTCGATCTGGAAGCCGCCCACGCAGCAATCCCCGATCTAGATGTCAAGGAAGAGCAGTTACAGTCCGAAATCAACGAAATTGCAGGAGGTAAATTCAATGTCAACAGTACACCGCAAGTCCGGGCTTTCTTCAAGCCAGAGCCGATCAGCAAATTCCAATGGCGTCTCATCGATGGTACGTTGGTTGGACCTACCAAAGGGGGCAAAGGCCCGTCGCTTGACCAAAACGTCATGCGGGAAATCAAGCATCCATTGGCTAAGAAAATACAGGCTCTTCGCAAGACCATCAAGTTACGGGACACCTTCATCCGAGGTCATGTTATTGGAAGTGCTGATGGGGATGGGTACGTACATACCTCCTTCAATCAAACACGTAACGATGCAGATGCGGGGACTGTCACCGGACGTTTATCATCTACAGACCCGGCGTTACAGCAGATTACAAAACGTGACAAAGCTAATGCTGCAATCCTCCGAGCCATGTTCCTACCCGATGCCGGGGAAGAATGGCTTTGTGCCGATTACTCACAGGTAGACTTCCGTTGCGGTGCTCACCTTCAAAACATCCCTGATGTGATTCAGGCATATAATGATAACCCGAGCATGGATTACCACCAGATCGTCAGTGATATGACGGGTATCCCTCGTAATGCCACCCATGCCGGTGCTCCAAACACGAAGCAGATCAATCTGGGATTATCCTTTGGGGCCGGGGCTGGTAAGTTGGCATTCATGATGAACATGCCCTATACCATCAAGGAGTACAAGGGCAAGATGGCGTACGTGCCGGGACAAGAAGCGACCGATATATTCGATATGTACCACAAGACGCTGCCCGGTGTCAAGGTATTTATGAAGCAAGCCGAGGTCATTGCGAAGGAGACAGGGTTTGTCAAAACAGCCATGGGCAGGAGACTGAGGTTCCCGAGGGGCATGGGGGCGCATAAGGCAGCGGGTCTGCTGTACCAAGCATATGCCGCCGACCTCCACAAGTTAGGACTAATCGCTATTGATGACGAAATTCGGGCGGGCGGGCTTCCAGCGAGACTGATGATGTCTTGTCACGACGAAGCCGGTATCTCGATGCTCCCGGATGAAGAAGTCAAGCAGCGATTAGTTAAGGTTTACACTGATTTCAATTCCGAGAGTAGTGTAGTGCGGATGCGGGTACCAATAACCGCCTCCGCTAAATTCGGTAGTAATTGGTATGAAGCAAGTAAGGACTAATATGACCCATAAAGTCGACATGGTTATGGACTTCCAGTATGGAAGCACAGGGAAAGGACTGATCGCCGGATATCTAGCCAAGCGGGAGAATTATGATACCGTAGTTTGTTCGTTCGCCACCAATGCGGGGCACACCTACATTGACAAAGAGCGTGAAATGCACGTGATGACACAGCAATTGCCCACCGGGGCGGTGTCTTCGGACACAGTGAAGAATATTTTGATCGGGCCGGGCGCACTTATCCACCACGACACACTTTTGAATGAGATTGCTCAGAATCACGGACGGCTCAAAGACAAGCGAATTATGATTCACCCCCAAGCGGCAGTGGTTGAGAATTACCACGCCAAGCAAGAAGTAGATTGGGGTATGACCAAGATTGGGTCTACCACCAAGGGTTGTGGGGCTGCTGCGATCGAGCGCATTCAACGTCATCCAGATGGTCCAAACATCGCCAAGGAACGATTCTGGCTTGAACCACTTGGGAAATATGTCGTATCTGAGGACGACTACCGTGCCGCACTCGAACAAGCCGAAAACGTTCTCATTGAAGGTGCTCAAGGATTCAGCCTCTCAATGTATCACGGACAATATCCCTACACGACAAGTCGTGATGTTACTCCTTGGCAGATCGCTGCTGATTGTGGACTCCCATATCGTTGGGCCAGTTATGTCAAGGTTGTTGGCGCGTGCCGTACTTTCCCTATCCGAGTGAACAATCGTGACGGGTCATCCGGTCCCTGCTATCCTGATCAGGTTGAACTCGATTGGGATGGATTCCCCGGCGTCGCCCCGGAACTCACGACAGTGACCAAGCTGAAACGCCGTATATTCTCATTCTCCCGCAAACAGATGGAAGAGGCGATGTTCCATTGTGGCGGCTATTGGGATACTCGGGTGTTCCTCAATTTCGTTAACTACCTGCAGGACCCTGCTGATTTCGATACTGTGTTGCGGCTGATTGAAGAAGGTGGTAAGGGATACTTTAATCCACCCAAAGTTCAGTGGTTTGGTTACGGGCCGGATGACAGTAACGTGATCCCACGCCGGGAAGTTAGAGGACTGAAATGAGCATCGATAATTTTGCCTATGAAGTTCAGGTCCATGCCGATAAGCTATTCCCGAATCGCACCCCCTCCAGTATGTTCATGAAGTTGTTCTCTGAAATCGGGGAACTGGTCGAGGCGCAGTCCGAAGAGGAATATGCTGACGTCATGATCATGCTGTTGGATTATGGCTCCAAGCAGATGTTCGACATCGAAGGAGCCATACGCCGTAAAATGGCGATCAATAATCAACGTAAATGGACAATCAACGATCTGGGGGTAGCAAGTCATGTTGAGTGAATTTCTCGCTTACGGGCAGGAGCGCCACGCCTTAGAAACAGTAATGCGGCTCCACGCCGTGAAACGCTGGCATATGATTGACACGACGCGTCAGCAAACATTGGCTGAGCACTCCGCAAATGTCGCGCTGCTAGCGATGACTATTGCGAAGACTGCTCCCGTCAACACGTTTGACACACATACCGTTGTTGGTGCTGCTGCACTGGTGCATGATATCCCGGAAGCGTTTACCGGCGACGTCCCGACACACACTAAGCGACATATCGATAGCTTGGATGATCTGGAGGAAATAGTGACCCCGAAAGAACTATCTATTCCTGCATCGCCCGCCACTATCGCATTGATCAAACTATGTGACCTTGCAGACGGTATCCGGTTTATCCGCCTGCATGGTGTCGACCTGACTGCCCGCCATGCACAGGAGGGACTCGAAGAGCAGTATATCAAGAAGATCAATTGGGCTATCAAAGAGTTCGAATGGTCAGATAATATACACTTCCACATCCATGACAATTTGATGTTCTACGCTTACGAGGCAAACGGTGGCAAGGCTCCCTGAACAGAAGTTCCGGGATTATCTGGAACCCCGTATGCGGGACCACTGGATGATGACTTGGCATGAGGACCGCCAAGTTTCACCGGGGGTCCCGGATTTGCATTACGTGATACCTGCTGATGGTTTTCGAGTTGGGTGGTTGGAAATCAAGGCTATCGATAAGGATATCAACCCCCGGAACAAGATCGGGGTGGAAGCATCCCAACATCAGTATATTCGCAGATGGGCGCCTTTCATGCCCATTCATTTCATGATCTGTATCGTCGAGCGGGTCTTCGTTATCCCCGGTCGTTATCATAAGGAAATTCCCGACGCAACCTGCTATGCAGATATTTCAGCGCTGAGTGACATCCAATTCCAACGCCAGTTGATCGCTGAACAGCTACCCCCTTATCTCAGAAAAGAAACTGCAATATGAATTTCGAAGAATACAGAGAGACAAAGCCAGCTATGCTGGTAAAAGCCGCATTAGACCTTATCCAAGAGCCGGGGGGCGTATTCGAGGTACGCATTCCCAAGACCAAAGCGGGGACTATTAGCGGATACTTTAATGACACCGCCATCGCCGCCGCACTGATAGCCAAGGAAAACGGCAAGCACCAAGCTATTTACGTCACCGTCAACCCGATCAACCCGGATTTGCTGGCCCGGTGCCAGAATCGGTTCGAATACGGTACATTCTTGACATCATCTGATAGCGATGTCATCCGCCGTAAATGGTTCCTAATGGACTTCGACCCGGTACGCCCTGCAGGGATATCCTCTTCAGATGCTGAATTGCTGGAAGCCCGTGACAAAGCAGAGGTTGTTACTGATTGGCTGACTTCTATTGGTTGGCCGGAACCCGTGCGGGCCGATTCCGGGAATGGCGTCCACGTGATGTATAAGGTCGACGAACCCGCTGATGACGCTTCCCGAATCGACTTCGAGTGTGCTTTGAAGATGCTCTCGTCCATTTTCTCAGATGACCGGGTTAAAGTAGACGTCACCGTGTTCAACTCGAGCCGGGTTTGGAAGGTGTACGGCACGATAAGCGCCAAGGGTAGTAGTACTGACGAGCGCCCGCACCGAGTAGCGATGATTACAAAGATTCCCGCTGAGTTAAAGTTATTGACACGGGAGCAAATTGATAATGTGGCCCGCCCACTCCGGGATGCCAAGAGTGAAGAATACCGGGACATGACCGGGGAATATATCACCGACATAGTGAAATGGCTAGCCGATCGCGGGCAGACCATTACAAGCGGTCCCCGTCCGATGTTCGGCAACGAGGGTCAGAAGTGGATCATTTCAAAGTGCCCATTCAATGAAAATCATCAATCTCCCATGGTGGGTCTGGTTAATAACCGCCCCGTATATCGTTGTCTGCATGACAGTTGTTCTGCGTATCGTTGGAAGGAATTTCGCGAGAAAATCGACCCGACATATAAAGACCCGGAAACAGTCTATGACCGACTGAAAGCGTGGTGCGATGGCGACCAAGCCGATATGGATGCTGAATTGGTGCAATCCGCCTGTGCTACTGGTAAGCAGTTGGGCGGTATCATCAAGCGACTCAAGAAAGAAGCAGTCCGGCTCCGGGTCCTGCTGCTGGAAGACCTAATCAAGGCCGAACGCGCCCGATTCCAGAAGGCGACGATTGGCGAGAACAATGAGAAGGGTAACTTGGTCGGGCTGATCAACCAGACCCGAGCGATGCAGGAAGAGGGCAGTTGCCCTATGTTCTGGATTGCAGATTTCGACCACCGTATCCGTGCCGGGAAGATTGGTGACATTGATTGCCCGAGGGTATCAGACGTTGACGAAATCAACCTGATGGTAAAATTCCACACGATGGGCGATTCGTGGGTCAAGCAATTCCACGTTGCCGCTGTGATTAAATATCTAGCCGAGGAATTCCGGGTCAACCCGCTCCGGGTCCACTTAAAGGAAATGCGTTGGGATGGTGTCAAACGTTTGGACGAGTGGTTGCCACATTACATGGGCACGAAGGACACCGCTTATACTCGTGCTATTGGTCGCAAATGGCTGATCAGTGCCGTGGCTCGGGCGATGGAACCCGGATGCCAAGCTGACCACATGCTAATCTTCGAAGGTATCCAAGGAATCGGCAAGTCACAGGCTCTCCGGGCGCTCGGTGGGCAATTCTACTCTGAGTATTCCGGGGGTATGACTGGGACCGGCACAATGCACAAGGACATGGTAGCCGTGATTTCGGGTAAACTAATTGTTGAAATGTCAGAGTTGGCGACTGTCCGAAAAGGTGATATGGAAGCCTTGAAAGCGGTTCTGACTACTACCGTTGATGACGTCCGCTTGAGTTACGAACGTGACGCCAAATCCTACCCCCGTACTTGCGTCTTTGCAGGCACTACGAATGAAGTAGGTCAGGCATATATCGCTGATTTGACGGGCGCACGACGCTTCTGGCCATGCCACGTAGGTGAGAGTGGGCTGGTTAAGACGTCACTACTCAAACAGGACCGGGACCAGCTATGGGCTGAGGCAGTTGAGGCATTTGAAGGTGGAGAAGATTGGTACACGGTTCCCACCGAAATGGTGGCGGAAGAACAAGCCGACCGCCAGATGTCTATTGAGAATACCGAGCCATGGTTCCTCAAAATCCGCAATGCCCTCACCGACCCAGACAGCTACGCGAACGAATTATTCTTCGCAGTCCCCCGGTTTATCAATGGCCAGCCTACCGAGGACTTTAACGTGCGGTTGGGCGCGATGCACACGATTCTCGGGGTACTGCTCCAGATAGATACCTCCCGACAGACCCAACAGGACGTCATGCGACTCCAGAAGATACTCCGGGGCATCGGTTTCAAGAAGACCCGCCCATCCCAAAAGTGGATGGGTTCCACTTACGCAAACGATCTGAGCCGGGAGGCGCTGCCGCACTTATGGTCGTCCATCGATCAGGCACGGAAGTCCATCAAGTTCCCGAAGTCGGCAGGAATAGAGATTGACAAAGACGCCACTATCTGATATAATAGAGTTTTATAGGAGATAGATATGCCCATCACCCCATTACATTTTGGCCTTGCGACCCCTCTGAAAGTGATTAGAGGCGACAAGTTTTCCGTTCCGGCCTTTGTTTGGGCGAACTGCCTGATCGATATTGAACCGATCGCGAAGATTTTGTTCGAATTACCGGGCGAATTACATGAAGTTACTCATAACTACCTAATCGCATTCTTCATGTCTTGGTTCTGTTGGGTCTGGACGAAGGCGGTGTATCGGGAACGCGACCCCCGAGCCGCCCGCATCAATGAAGGTTTCGCATGGGGAGTAGGAACCCATGTGTTCGTAGATTCCCTTGTTCACGCTGATATGAATCCCCTATGGCCGTATATTGGGAACCCCTTCTATATCGATCAAATGGGGTGGGTCAGTCTGATTTGTTTTATCGGGCTGATTTGGGGTCTGACCTTTTTTACTGGCCCCTTGTCAGAACGCCGACATCTGGCGCTAAAACGCTTGGAGCGGACACGCGCTGGCTTTGCTTCGCTTTTTGAATCAGTGCGTCGATAATTTGTTGTTCAGATACCGGGCCTTGAGCGTTTAGATCAGCTAGCGTGTTAAGGCCCACAGCATTATTATTCAGGTCATGGCGCATATCAATAGCGCCCTCCCTAGTCGTGTTTTGACCATTGACCAAACCGATCGCTTCGTTAGCGTAGCCGAGTCCCTTAGCGGCGGTACGGGCGATCGGACCCCCGCCCAATTGGTTAGCGATCAACCCCATCCATATCGAATGGCGGGCCGCATTTCGTTGAGTATTGTCCCAATCTTGGCCGGGAAATGCGTCTCCAGATGCTTTCGATGCCTTGTCGTTCAACTCCATGAATTTATTCCAACCAGAATACTCTTTAACTGGTTCGGGTACATCTGGAAGCTTATCCAGCAGATCGCTGAGGCGGATAGGCATTATTTGGCCACTCCCCGCACCTTTTCCCAACTGCGACCCGCTGTATACCCGGTCATCACTACACCAAAAAGTGTAAGTACGGGTTCTGGGATTGACCCCATCCAAGCCTTAAACCCGATAGTGAAAGCAGCAGCAAATTCCGGATTGAACGCCGCCATCAAACCCATGGGAATTGACCAAAGCAAAAGGATATATACCACATACATGAAGGTGGGCCGGGCGCGACTTGTCCAAGGATCAGAACTATTGGCTTCTGCGATGATCGCTGACAACTGGACTTTCACTTCGTCCAATTCTCCTGCCTGTTGGAGCCTGATTAGCTCAAGCTGAGCCTTTGCCTTTTCGGTGGGGTCGGGGAACAACTTATCGACCAGCTTACTGCCGATTCCGAAAATACTGCTTATGGTGATCGGGTCCATGATAACTCCTTAAGGTAGGAAAGTTCTTTTCTTGCTAGATGGGGGTCGGGTCGTCAAATGACACCAACCGGGGGTAGCATCTGGATGTTCGCGATATAAATCTAACTCTTCCAGCAAGTCATCCGTAATCGCGCCGTCAATTTCATCTAGAGGGTCGTAGATGTCCACACCCTGTCCCTGCTTATGGCTACTACCGGGTGTCCCTTGCGGACAGTCCTGCGGGCGGAATCCACCAAAAGTCGTCCCACTCACCCAAGTTTTGGTTTTCGGGTTTGTCCGGAACGTGGTACCTTGCAATTCAAGCCGGTTAGTCAAACGCTCGACTTGCAGCAATAATTCGTTAGCATTAATCATCCGCTCCGGAGTTGCGTCCGGATGAAACATCCACGGGCCGAAGTATTGCTGCGAAGTGATCATTTGAAAATGTCTCCCGCACGAATCCAGCCTTTACCTGCTGCGAATGCAACAAAAACTAGACCAATGATGATGAAGAAGCGACTCACTACTGTTTTTCCTACATCCTTGTAGAAGTTGTCGGTAATTTTTTTAACGGCTATATCAGCCGCCTTCTCTGCGATCGCTAGTTCTTTGACTGTTAATTGTATGTCACTCATATGGCGTTCATTTTCGTCATTTGACATTTGGCCGCTCCTCAGGGGGTGACTGTAGCCGCAACTGTTCACCTATATAACTTTCGAAGCAGTGGTCTTTCCCCAAGATTTCTAACGCACGAATCCATCCCTTCCGATCTTCCCGCCAACATCTAGCACTCCAAGTTTCATCTGCCCATCCACCAGCTAGGGTATTTCCCAACTGGTCAATGGCGATCGCCGCCTGTTTCAAATGAAATGTCATGGCCATACCATCTTGGGGAAGATCGCCATAAACTGTTCCATCGTAGGTTGTGGAGCAGTACTCGCCTGAACCTGTGCCATGAGTGTGTAGGCTTGTGCGTTGCATCCATCCATCCACATCGCAAACGCTACACCCTCAGCATGAAATGGACCGGGATAACCAGCACGTAAAGCACAAGATATACGGTCATCATACATATGACTCTGCGCCTCTTTGTCCAACATAGAGGTAAGAGCGTTTGTGTACTCGTCCACTGTCGGGAGTGCTGGTGGTGGTGCAACCCACTCCCCAATCGTCGCGTCACCAATCACACTAAATTGAAACTCTGCACCATCGCACACCCAACGGTCTGCGGTTTGATTGATGGATGTGAAAGGGCCGTACTGCCCTGTTTCTGTGATTAGGGCTTTCATGCTGCGGCCTCGATGCGGTTGATGGTGAATCCATTAGTACCGCTGACTGTATTTGCCAAGATAGACTCATTTGCAGCGCCGACGACTCCCTTGGGTGATCCAGATGCAGCGGATATACCTATCATCATTGGAACTACAGCTCTTATTGAATTGGCCGTAGTTACAGTAGCAAGTGTCTCGGTACTGTTTGAGGGTATGTTAGTTACGGTTGCTCCGGCAAACTGCAACCTTGGTGCTCGTATGCCATAGACATCAGACGCTGTGACTGACGCTACTATTAAAGAAGAAAAGAAGGTTAAAACCGTGCTTGACAACGTAGGGGATGCCCCTGAACAGTCGAAAGTTGCTTGTATTTGCTGCGTGTTATTCCCATATAAAATACGAGCAGAGTTTCCAGAGGAAACAAGTCCCGCGAGGCTGTTGATAGCCGCAGAAAATCCATTTAGGGAAAATTCAGTACCTGCTGTTGCCGTGCCAGCTGTATCTGTTAACAAGTTAGCGTAAAAAGTTGTGCTGCCAGCGTGATAACCAAACAGCGTTTTACTTGCTGTTACCTGCACGTAATCTGCCTGAGTGATAACGCTTGTTGGAGCAGTCCCCAAACTCACACTACTCGCCGCCTCCACCGTACCCGTCAGCTTAAATACAGTGGCGAAGTGCGTGGTGTTGATGTAGTGGCAGACGATGTTGCCGTTGCCGTTGAGGAAGGCGCGGAAGGGCGCCGACGTTGCCACCGCTGTTGCCTGTGTACCAACAGTGAGGGTAGTACCTGCCGAAAGCGTATAAGGGATGCAATTGATGGTTGTCGATCCATTCCAGCCGAGCGTCCGCACTACAGCGCCAGATGCAAACAGTGTTACGCCAATCGCAAAACTAGAAGCCACAGCAGTTTCAGCGCCAACAGTAGGAACAGTTCCTGCAACGGATATGGCGCGGATGCCGCTGATGTTCGTGGCTCGTCCATAGCTCAGTACCCATGAAGTGCTTACCGGAATGAGCTGTCCGTATGACGACCAGTTGCCCGCTAAGGTTGTACTTATGGGTGCATTCACCGTTACCGTAGTACCGCTGATGGTCAGGGTAACTGTGGACATTCCAGTGGTGGAATCATTGGAACAAACCAACACCTGATTTGTCGCACTCAACACACCCAAGAATGCACCACTCGCAATTGATGCCCTCACCAACGTAGCACTGCCCCACGTCTGCGTCGATGCGTCATACACAATCGCATAGCAGTCCGTACCGCCAAACAGGAAGCAAGTGCGGGTTGCATCCAGCGCAATACGCCGAATGGTGTTACCCATGTTCGCCAGCGTGGGGTTGATGTAAGAGGCTGTGATGCCTGTTTTCTCAAGTCCGTAGTAAGCCCAGATACCCGCTGCTGTGGATTTGTCGGACAGTCCAATCATTGCTCCTGTACGTGCGCGTACCCAGCCTAGCTGTGTGCCTGCGGAGTCTTTTACGCCGTAGTCGTAGTCGCCTGCGTTATAGACGGAAAAGAGGTTGTCCGCAGTAGAGCAAGTTGTCGCATCAGGAAGGGTCACATATGAACCGGGAGCAGTAGGGGTGACGGTGATCGCTGCGCTGCTGAAGGCTGTGAGAGTGATATTGCCAGTGATGGTTTGGCCGCCTTGGCCAGAAATAAATGAATTACCGATCGCAACGGTGTAATTCAAGATTTCGACCGTATTCGCGGCAGTGGCCCGCAATATACAAGTATCACCCGCTCCCGTGATAATATTAGCTCCACGTTGTGTGACGAGGTTCGCCGAATCAGTCAAAGTCAACGCACCTGCAAAACGAACGAAGTATAACTTACCTGTTGTGATTATAAATCCAGTGATCGTAGTGACGCCAGTAATATTAATGTTGCGTGTTGCTACAGGTCCTGCAACAGTCAAGTCAACGGTTCCAGTGGACGCGACATCTATACGAACTGTATCAGGAGTTGGGATATCCCCAGCCCCCAACAAGGTCACACCACCCACAGTTTTGATGTTGGTTCCTGATACCAACATTTCTTGGATACCTTTCCACCCAGAAGGATAGTAGCATTCAAGTTGTACTAGTTCGTTATTGAACCGTAGATATCCGGGACTAGGACTGACATCCCGTTGAGCAGTAGTTCCGGTAGGAAGAGCCAAAGAGCCGGTAGAACCTGTAATGATACTAGCATCCCCCCCTTCGACCACGTTGTCCACAGACCAAATAATGTTGTCTAGTGAATCCTTGAGAACGATCTTATAAGCACCTGACCAAAAAATCAATGCTTCACCGCGAGTGTTCAAAACAACTGGATTCGCATTAGGGATCAAACCCGCCTGATCTTGATATGTCGCTTTTAGTGTGGATGTACCTGCGGCATAAGTATATACTTTACCCCCAACGAGTGGTACACCAGCGTTATCAAGATAAACCTGTTTACCAGTAGGTAGAATGCTTGCCATATTTTAATTCCCGTTTTTAGATTCAGCGATTGTTACACCAGTGATGCCACCAAGGATTCGAGCGATGGTAGGCGGCGGTAATTTAACAAGGTCCGCTACTGTCATGCCTTGTTTGCCGAGAGAAGCGACGACATTTGGATTATTCAACACTTTATTCAGTACACGGCCAGCAGTCGCGCCTCCGGCCATCATTCCAGCGATCTGTGAAGGTTCTGCCCCGAAAGCATATCCACCACCACCAATCAGACCCATGGCGATTGCACGTTGAGCAGTACCAGAGTTCGGTACTTGGTCCCGGACGAATTGGCGTCCGATACGTCCCAAATCACCTAATCCACCGCGGTTCCCCATGGCCATTGCCTCCTTGCCCGCCTCTGTACTGTTCAAAGCATTCATCAGCGTTGTTGGGGGTACGTTACCGTCAGCGGCATCACGAGATACAACGTCCCGAATCGCTTTCAAATTTTTATATTGAGTGCGAGTCTGATTCCACGTCTCTTTATCGGCAGGACTGATTGAACGATCCATCGCTTCGCGAAGTGCCAGCTGCATCTGTTTAACGTAATTGCCTTTTTCACCACCAGCTTTGATGATTTCGCCCATGGATTTATCCATCGACGAATAAGCCGCACCGGGGATTTCAACAAATGTCCTGTGAGCCGGAATTCCCTCAAAGGCTGATGGTACCTCTTTAGCTGTCGCCTCTGATTGACGAATAACGCGATTATAGAGATTTTCAACGGCACGAATGGTTCCGTCATCACCAAATTGCCGTGCCTCATTGAGTGTATTGTCTAGACGATCTAATGTGGTGCGGTCCAGATTCAGTGTGTTACGCATCGACAAGTCATCGAATGATTGGCCGAGACGAGTACGGTTCCGGGCATAAACTTCCGGAGTGATCTTATCGACGTCATCGCCAAATGTCTTGGACACGGCACGAGTGAAGTCGCCTCGTTGCTTGGAAGCTGTTTGGGCTGCACCAGTGAAGGGCATCTGCTCCAAGGCTGACGCCAATGTCTTGAGGAATTTGCTGTCCCCGAGTTGAGCAGCATTGACTTTGATTCCTGCCGCCTCTGCTTTTTGGGCTAAAGCAATCGCCTCTGGGGTCACGTCGCCAACCATTGAACGAAGTGTGTTCTTTCCAGCTTGATATGCAGCACCAGCCGCCTTAGGTACCAATACACCACCGACCACTGCTCCCGTTGCAGCGCCGGTGGCATTTTTGGTCCGTTCTTCCGTGCTTCCATACTCCAAAGCAGCAGGTATTGCAGATGCAGCAACCATCCGGCCAGCAGTCGCGAGGGTAGTAGCAGGTGCGCCGATAGGTATGGCCATCGAAGGTAGAGATTCTCCGATAGCTGTGGTGACCGGATGTTGTTCTTGTAACTTAGCATACTGCTTGTTATCCTCGTCCGCTTCCATCTTCAAGTCAGCAGCGGCTTTGTCATTATTGGTGATACCATACCACAGCTGTTTCATGCCTTTACCAATACGATCTACCGTTCGACCGGCACCAACAACTGCCGCGTCAATTGCGCCATTATCGTCCATCTTACCGATGTTATCTTGAAGAACCGGGGTAGGGGATGACGTTTGTTTAGGGGCAACCAACCGGTTAATGATGTCGATACTTTTGTAACCAGCCGACCGAGCACCTATTGCGTCAAAGTTTGCCTTTTGAGCGAGCGCATCCGCGATTTGGTCGTCACTATAATGCTGACGAGCACCTTCGACATCAAATTGGATGTTTGGCATGTTATGACTTGAAGAAAGAATCAATGCTCGGAGGCTGCTGTCCGGGGCGCGATCCGATAGGAGTCCTACCCTGATAGCTACCGCCCCGCTGAGGCCGCGCCAGCATGGGTCCCGACCCCGCTGGCGGGGGTGCCGGTACTACCATACCCGCAGGGGCTGTGCCGGGCTTCCCACTATATTTAGCCATGAGTTGCTCAACTATATCTAAAGCAGCCGAACGTTGGGATACGGGAACTGAACGGTCACCAACACGAGCCGCCATGATTTGGTATGTGCCCGTGTCCTTATCAGACTGTGGTCCTTCGAAACGGGGAACGTTGGATGTCATCCATCCGCTCAAAGTTTCCAATTGAGCAGCAGCATCTGCGCCATCAGTGGACAAACCGACGAAGTTACCAGCCGTGTCTATCATCTTTCCCGCGCCTGACCCCGTAGCTTTTTTCAGCAATGTACGGGCTTGCCCAATTTGTCCGGTTAGAGTATCAGCTAATCGAGCGTTCTTGGCAATAACCGAATCCTTGTTTAGAAGAGGCGAACCATCAGTCGTAGCCACAGGCCGAGCAAGACCCGTGGACTTATTGACAAGATTCGGACCATTCGGACCATCAACAATTTGGGTTTGAGACGCTTCACGGTTGATATCATTTGTTTCACGTGCCCGATTATCAACAATACCGGCAATACCATAATCAGTCTTGGATTTGAGAACCGCATTTGGGTCTGCAGTTGGCACGATATTATTCGCAGGACCCGCACCCTCTGTACGTTGACCGATCCATTGATTGACCGTGCCTTGGTTAATCGTGCCACCACGATTCTGTTCATCATATTTCGGTACTGACATTTCAATACGTTTCGTGGCATCCATGGTCCGAGCACCGGCCTGTGTGAGCCAGTTGCGCAGAGCCTCTGGATTTCCGACAGGCAAAGTAGAAAGCATGTCTCTGGCAAAATCGTCAGGAGATTTACCTACATGCTGCGCTTGCGCGTCAAATGCTCCTATTTTCACAAGCCGACCGACTTCCCCGTACACATCCAGTTCATTAACATCTGATTTCGCCAGCAGAGAAGCGATAGAATTGTCCGCTTGCTTTAATCCATTGTAGAGTGTGTCGGTTACTTTGGCCTTGGTTTCAGCATCTTTGTAGTCAATTTCACCTTGAGTTTTACGAGTCTCGAGGTTTGCTTTTTGAATGCTAGGGATGACACTACCGGCATTCAACTGTGCCAACGATGAAAGTAAAATACCTTGATCGATGCTACCATCTGCTTTGGTTGCACGACGATATGCTTCACGTGTGGCTACCTGATCGGCATTCGCTTGCTGAGCTTTTTGCATTGTCTCACGATGCAATTGAATCTTAGAGGCGTCGTCGTAGACCTGACCAACACTGTTCAGGCCCATAGTATCTTGCCCATTAGCAAGAATTAATCGTGGATCGAGTTCGGGCATGTTCAGTCCTTAAGTCTTCTTGGGGTATACCATTTGGCCATTGGCATCAATATATGGTGTGGTCCCGGCTCCCGGACCATTAAGAGCTTGGAAGCTGGTAAAGGCATTAGTTGCTTTACCGAGAGCATTGTTGAAAATCTGACCTTGCGTGGTAGCACCTGCGGCTGCGGCGTTACCTATGTTGAGTGCACCAGTAGCAGTAGCCGTGCCTACACCAGTAGCCGCAGCCGCCCGAGCGTTGCCGATCGCCAAGGTGCTGTTAGCATCGATATTGGCTGAGTTGCTGGCGTAATCAGCATTTGCGGCAGTATGAGCATTTGTACCAGCTACTTCATTCGAAGCTACATCCCTATATGTATTATTGGCCACAGTACCGATACCATTCAAAGTATCGGCCCGAGTTTTGCCAGTATTTAGAGTAGCGGTGCCTTGGATATTACCGATTTCCTTACCCGTATCACCGGCGTAAGTACCGAGATTGTTGAGGGTAGCACCAGCAAATTGACCTGCACTCGAAGCGGCATTTCCACCGATAGTCGCAGCTTGCATCGTATTGTTCGACATCGTTTGACCGGCTTGGTTATTGGCGTTGGCCATAGTGCCTGTTGCTGTGAGTCCACGATCAGCCAAGCTACTCAAACGCGAAAAGCGGTTATTTTGGTCAGTGGTATAACGGCCATATGCCTTATCAAATTCATTAGACGCATAATTCTGGCCGTACTGAGTCAGTGCTTTCAATGTGTTACCAGATAACAACCCACCTCGAGCGGCAGCGCTATTACTGACACCACCCAACCCCTCGTCCATCCGGAATTGATAGCCGGGGTCCTTGACGAAATCTGTATTGGTGAAGTTATGGAACTCTCCCCCGGGTTGGTTACCTGTATCCATCATTTGCGTGGCATTCTTACCAGCAGTCATATATGGGTCAAGATCAGCACGAGTCTCGCCCAACAATCCTCGTACTGTGGAATTCGCATCTGCTGCATGACTGTCCGCTATTCGACCAGCTTGAGCAGCACCAGCTTGAGCAGCCGCAATCGCTTGATTAGCATAATCAGTTTTCGTTACCAATGCTGCTTTCGCGGCGTCAATCTGTTGTTGAGAGCCAGTAGCAATAGCAGCATCAAGAGTACGTTGTGCCTCTTGAGCCTCAATGATCTGAGCTTCTGCTCCCCGTACGATTCCAGTACGGTTCTGCTCTTGAGCGGTATCGATACCCGCGTTTTTGATCGCGGTTGCAGCAGTTAAACCTGTCTTTTGCTGACCGGTAGCAGTGGTAGATGCTGTTTCAAGTGCTGCACCTGCTTCACGAGCACCAGTAATTTGTGCCGCTGATGCCTTATTTGCTGCGTCTGTTTGAGCAGATGTAGCTTGCCGTGCGGAGGCGCTCGACACCATGCCACCAACTACTGCTGATCCAATTACTGCTGCTGCTACCATATCAATCCCCAATCCATTTAGAGTAATAGACTTCGACTTTTTCAAAGTCTAATCGCTCAAATAACGCGCTGGCATCAGCTTTAGCTTTTGACCCAACGAACCAGCGATGTACTCCCCGCTGTTTTAATTCTTTTTCCAAGGCTCGGAACAATTTAAGTCCCGGTAAACCTGATCCTCGGATATCTGGCCGAATGAAAAAAATATCCATCGTGCAAGTGAGGCACGTACTATAATGGAGGCCGGGAGCAATAAACCCGATGAAGTACCCAACCAGTTCACTATCTTGGCGCATTGTCATAAAAATTAACTGGCCCAGACGTTCACGCTGAATATAAATATCGTAAAGAGGAGACAGTGGTACCTTGTCTTGGTTTAGCGCCAATTCCCGGTAATGGAGGGGCAGAAGAGTCTGCAACTCCTCTAACCGCTCTTCAAAACTTTCTAATTGAATATCCATTACCGGGATGTCCTAATGTCAACTATCATGTGAATTCGGTCATCTGTCCCCTCATTCACCACTTCATGTTCTTGCTTGTTATCGAACCACCATACTTCGCCAGTACCCATATGCACTACTTCGTCTCCTGCACGAAAACGACAGCCAAGTGTGCTCTGTAGAACAACATGAAAACGACTATAGTATTCGGCATGTTCGGGGGTATCTGCGTGAGGGAAAATCATTCCACCGGGAGCGATCTTGTTAATCATGACCCGACCCAGACGTTCACCACCCACATAGTGCATCAAATTCATCACTATCGGACGAGCCTCAGTGAGCAGCTTATATGCCGGATAGTCAACATTCTCGTGTTGGTCATACTTGCTCAGATGATCTTGCAATTCAGCCTCAGTCTCACATACCGATTTGACCGGGAATCGTAACATGATTGACTCAATCATCTTGAACGGACCCTGAGGATAATCACGTAAATATGTGTCCTCTTTCCAGAGTTCTGGGCGACGAGCGACAGCTAACATTAATGGTTTGACGTCCATCCCGGTTGTGAGACGTTGAAAATTTTTCATGGGTTGTAGTACGGAACTTTTTTATCTGCCCCTGTACTGTCAATGATTGTCAGGTACCCAGCAGGTGTAACAGGTAATGCAGACGCAACCCCCGCCGTGGCCGAAGTCGACTCACCGCCATCCAGTATCCTGACTTTCTGAGCAAGTGTTACAAAAAAACCATACCAACTTCGAGCAAAGCGCGAATCGATGTTATCAACACCATCTAGAGCAGGGGTGTTGGCAGAAATGTTAAGGTTGGTATTATTCGACATTCATATTCGCCGCATAAATCGTGACCGAGATAGGGTCCGATATTGACAGCTCGTAAACACGGGTCCGGGATTGACCTAGGCGGGTGAACCGCACACGACTCTCATACTTACCGGTCTTACCGATCTTCCGTGACCGCTGATTGCTCCAAGTCTTGCCACCATCATCTGACCAGCGAAGCATAGCCATAGGATCAGACCCCTGACCTTCTTGCAGGCCAATACCCACTTCCATGTCGAATTGAATGGACATGTGAGGAATTCGGGTGTTTTGTGCTGCAATGTAAGGCGAAGAACGAAGCCGAACTAACGGCGTTCCGTCATCATCGAACGTGGTGGTATCCAGCACATATAACTTACCATTTTGCCAATCACCGACAATGTTTTTCCGGTTAAAGAAGCCATGACAATTTCCCCGATGACGATCGAACTGACCATTTTCTTTTTTCCATGCCCTTTGGTGCCATGTGTCTGTAACGGTGTCGTAAACCCACGTGACACCTTGAGTCGGGAAGGATAAAACATAAAAGAAATGACCTTCTTGCTGGTAAGTATATGCAACTGCATCAGAAATGACTGCATATTTTGCGATCGCTTGTTCTAATGACGAATTACTGATTTGCTTGATTCCGTATCCCATAGTGCGGAATACTAGCCCCTCACCATTTCTATTGGACGAGAGCCAGAAGATCGAATCGACGATTTTCGTAGCACTATAGGGGGCCACACAGCCCTGCTCGATAAACACACCGGGCACACGACTGTAACCGAATCCAGCTGTACCATCACCGGTCCACACTTCAATAGTAGACTGACCAAACAACCAAACTTCTTGATGATTAACCACCAGCGTGACCAAACCATCCGGGGAACCCTCAGCAGTAGCGAAATTTAGAGGATTCAAAATTGTGGAATAAGCATCCATAACCCAGAACTTGGATGTGCCGGGCTGATTGAACACATACTGACCATTAATAAATCCAATACCAGTAGCACCAGTGAAAGAAATATCAGTGTAAGTGGTGAGAGTATTGGCCGCTGGGTTGATGACCCAAGCGATAGAACCTGCACTGGCGAAAATAGTGATCCCATTGGTTTCCATAGCCACCGGGCCAGTACCAAATGGTACAGTACCAATCAATATTGCTGTACCACCGACGTCATACCGATAAACTTTGGTTGACATGACCACGAACATGGAATTATCATCAAATACCAAAATCCCACGAACACCTTGCTGGTTCTCACTGGATTTATTCGCCCAAAGCTTCAATCCGGGACAAGACACCAGTTTGGCAGCAGATTTGGCAGTGCCACTGGCCGCCACTGATGGAAACAGATTGATACAGCGCTGTGCATCGAACGGTAAAGACCGATCAACATGTGAACTACCAATAAATCCGACCAATTCAGTCATGAACTAGTCCTCCAATCCCAGCTACGTCCAGTTTCCACCATGGGAACGCTGGAATAATCCATTTCGGCGTTGTCAACATTTGTGACTTTAATATTGCCGAGCGACTTGTTCGCGATTTGACGGATTTGCGTGATATCGGTAAGCTTGTTTGAATATTCTGGCCATAAGTCTACTGCTAGATTGTATCGCAACGCTCGGAGGTAGCCGGGAGGTAATATGATTTTAGTCTGCAAGCCTTCCACACGGGTCATTACTCGACCAGCGGTGATGCCAATTGTGACAGATTCAGAGGGGACGGGCCATAGAGTTACTTCTGCCAAAGGATATAAGTTGATAAACATCAACCGTTCCACCAGAGGTTGAGAAGTCCCCTTAAGAGGGATGATGTTATACTCAGTAATATCGATGGTCCGAACGTATGTAGTTACACCATTACGGATACAATAGGCATCATTAACAAACACCGGACGTTGAGCGTCGATCTCACCACCTATCCCGTATGTATATGTAGCTTTACCGGGGGTTGTGGTGAACTGGTCATTGTTCGTAGCATATACCGCCAACGACTGTGTAGACCAGCCATCAACCATTTCATTCAGAGTTTGTAATGCATCATTCGCATCTTCGGGTTCTGGTTCCTCACCTGCCGCAATAGCATTGATCAACCGCATGGAGCGGGTAATCAACTCCAAAGCGGTGATCGTATCTGAACTGCTTGCGAGTATGATTGTCATGCTGTTGTGACCACGTTAGTCCATGTGGACGCACCATTCGTATTAATGTACATCCGAGTAGTGGTGCTTGAACCGTCTGTCCTCAAGTACAGTGAACCTTTAGCGGCTGCAAGAGTCGGAAGACCTGACCCAAAAAATATACCCAAATCAGCAGTGCTGGACATCGTCAATCCTAATCCTGCCGTACCACCCGCAGGAACAGCAGTGTCAGGGGCGATTATGACCCTTCCAGATATCGCAATACGCATGGCGTCTGTGATACCGCTATTCACTACAAACCGAATATTTGCTGCGCTATAAGTACCGACTACTAGGTCAGATGATGCAACTGCGATGTAACCATAATTGGGCTGGCCAAAAGACCCAGAACCAGCGAACGCGCTCGAATTAATACCAAGCTCAACAAATCCGGCAACCGACGATGCGACATTATTACTGACATTTAAGTTAGTACTGGCATTGGTAGCAGCTGATTTGTTCTGCAATACTAACTGGTTGTAACCCGCTGTCGTACTGCTGAATGAGGCAATAATGCCTGTGTCTGTGTAAGTCAGACTATCTCGTGTATCTTCAAGAATGAAGTCAGAATAAGTAACCGTCGTATATCCGGGCGAAGTCACAGTCATATCATAACGACCATCGGCAGCGTAAAACGCAGCATTTCCGGTGTTAGAGGTAGTGAACGGATTAGGTGAAAGTGTGACCCCGTTATCACTGTAAATGGTAGCCAGTACCGATGTACCTGCATTATATACACTGCACGTCGCACCGACTAAAGGGGTAAGATTCCCCCGGAACACACCTTGTATATCTTGAGAGAATTTTTGCATTTCGTGTTCCTGATAGGCTCTCCGAGGCGCTCTAGGGGGTCCGGGCTATATATACAGGGGACCGAGAGTCAGAGCGCCACGGAGATACTACTCGGTATCGGCGACAGGGTCCACCGGGGCATCGAGCCAGTCGGGACCTGACGCCTCTTCCTCTTCAACAGAATTGACCGTTTTTTGTTTGGTCGCATCGCCGTTGAGGTACAGCATCTTTGGGTATTCTTGGATTTCGAACATGAAATTCTCCTAAGTACAATAAAGGGGGCCGAATTACTCCAGCCTCCTACTTATTACCTTTAAATTAGGTAGGCGAAGACAGAGTGCCGAAAGGAGCGAGAATCGCCCAATCAACAGTCACGGCTGCAGTGGTTGCGGCATTCAAGAAAATCGTGAACGAACCGTTTGCGGCCACCACACGAGTCACGTTAAACGCGGTCGTATCAGCAACGGCTTGTGCGATCGCCGCATAAATCAACGTTTGCGCAGTGACTAGCGGATTCGTGATAACTACAGATGAAGCAGCAGCAGCAACAGCACACGCACCACCTGATAATGTAGTAGTCACAGCACCGGGGGTTGGAGGTCCAGAACTAGTAACCGCTTGACCGGCAGCAATCAACGTGTCCTCAGTGGATTTCGGCAATTCGACAATCGTACCAGCAGCATAACCGCCATATGGACGCGACAGCAGAACGAAACCACCTTGCGATACCCAACGGGGAGTAGGCTGGGCAACACGGGTGACCACGGTACCCAAAAACAGCAGTACAACTGCTACGAGGTGAGAAAAGAATTGTTTCATGATGTTTCCAGAAGTTAAAGGAAAGAATCGGGGTCCTGTCACAGCCCCGAGGTTATTACAGCGCGTAACCGCAACTGAGTTCGGGGTATGGTGAAGCCCAACCATACAACACGTCGATACGCATGATCGAAACGTCACCCATGCCGTCATAGAATTCCGTGACTTTCAAACGGAAACCTTTGTACTCAGTCTGAGAGACATCAACCACACCTTTACCACCCTTGGGTGCCCACATTGGGACCATGGCCAATGTGAACGCATCCTTATGGAATGCGGGGTTGAAAGAATAGCTACCGGAAGCAGTACCAAAGATCGTGATCACGGCACTATTTGCGGGGCTGATAGTAACGTTCTGGAATGCACCAGAAGCTACAATCGCGGGGCTGATATTCAAAGTAGTAGCGGATGCAGCAGCATCGGCAGTCACAGTGAATTGTTGCAGAGTACCAGTCGATTGACGAGATTGCGGATTGACCGCAAATACGTTAGCAAAAGTGATCTTCGTACCACGGGTAATCGTACCATTCAAAGTATTAACCGTGATAGCTGCGCCTGTCTGACTAGCGCCGTTGACAGTATTGGTACCTACCACAGCAGTGCCGTTGGTATGAGTCTGGACGTTTTGGTCCATGGCATACATCAAGCCCAATGAGTCAACCATCATACCCTGCTTCATCTGCTTGTCGAGGATGGTTTGGCTGTTGAACATACCAGCCATACCGACAACCATTGGAGCGTTCAGCGCGGGAGATAAAATAAGGCCGCGACGTTTGTCACGAGGGGCACCCATTTCATCCATGCGTTGATTCAGACCAGTGATGGCTTGCAAAGCCAATAGTTGAGTGTTGGGCGCAACGCCGGGAGTACCGATCACATTGTTCGAAGTCAAACGGGCTATGTCCAGACCGCGACGATCGATTTCATTGGCTACCGTGGCCATAGCAGCTTGAATTTTATCTTCCAGCTTGGTCAGGGACAGAGTACGTTCGTTCGCAGTGAACTGCAAGTCACAGCCGCCTTGAGCCAAGGTCAGTGGAATGGTGGATTCCACAGTGCCTTGAGGCGACGCGACACGACCGTCACGATACACATAACGAGGAGGGCGCTTGATGTTGATGGTTTGACCGGGGGCGTATCCACGTTCCATGTTCTGGGTGAATTCGTCTTCCCAATCACGATTGACCATGCCCGAGAAAGAGAGCATGTTTTCCAGAATTGCCACCGCTTCTTTGGCGACAACGCTGGTAGTTGCTAATACATTAGACATTTTGGTTCCTTGGAGGTTTGATTACCGTGCCCAAGCAGCCCCTTGTGCTTTCCGAGCTTTGACATAATCTTCCATAGGCAGATCGCCCAAAGAAGGTGTCGTAGCACGGCCAGCGCCAACAGGTTTGATCGGAGACGGAGCTTTTGTTATACGAGGCTCCACTGCATTCGTAGCAACTGACTCAGGAGATTTTTTATCGAATGAAGCTTCAATCCTACCCAATTCCAGAGCCGCCTTTGCAGGCGACATTCCGTTCAACTTGTCAACAACATCGGGGTTTTGAGCAAGATGATGAGCAATCTTTGCGCCGTGATCTGATTCAAATAGAGCTTCCGTAATGTGGTTTGCTACTTGGAAGTCCGCATTGTTCAGGACCGCATCAAAATCGGGAATCTCAGTACGTGCAGCTACCAACTTCTCTTGCCAAGATCGGGCACGAGTTTCGATAACCTTTGTCTGAGCCGCTTCGATGTCTTTCGATGCAAGCTTCTGCTCCAACTTATAGTCAGTCAGAACGTCGATATATTCCTCTTGAGTCTTGAACGTACTTGGCTCGGGTGGCTGAGATTTAGCGGCTGTTTGGGCCGGAGGTTGCGCCGAATCTGGTCCAGTAGCACGGGCACGCCAATAAGCTGCCTCACGTTCCGCCTCACGGCGAGAACGGGTCAATTCATCAATGCGATCTTGAACTCCGCCTTTAAAACGGCCCTTAGAATCACGTTGAGATTGTCCGTCCTCACCATCAGCCGAATCGCTGTTCGAATTAGTGGTTTTGGTTTCAGTTGTGGATTTCGAATCGCTTTTTGGCGTTACATCTGTAACATCGTCTTTTGGGGCATTAGATAAGTTGGTCTGCTGACCACCGACGAATATCTCCTTTGGTCCTTCGACCGCAGGGGTTGCTACTGATGGGGCACTTGAAGCACCTGTATCTTCAGCACTCATTGAGTGAACTCCGGCCCTGTGATATCGCCCACAAGTAAAGCTGTTCCTACGTGCACGTAATCCTTGCTAAGGTCCTTCAAGGCGTGGAATTTGTTCATGGGAGCGAGTGTATCACATCTGAGGGGGCATGTCAACCCCCTGTGGGACCGCATTCATCTGGCCTTCATCCATTGAGGACTGCTGAGGGGGTGGGGGGGCTACTTGGGGA